GACCATGGTGAGCTGAGTGATGTCTCGGGTCATGGATGTGCCTCTTTCAATTTTTGCAAGTAGGGCTCTTGCTCCTTGAGCCATGCAAGAAGATCAAGGACTTCATCGGCTTTCAGGGAGACAGCAACGATTTCTTCGTTCTCGCTGTTACGGGCAATGCTTGCGATGTGTACCCTTGGGTCATCTTTTGTGCTCTTGATGTATGAAACACAGTACCACTCCTCTTTGCCAAGAAGCGTCAATTCCCTACTCACGCTCTGTCCCTCCATTCCTTGCTCATCCTTGCCTTGCTTCGACATCTGCGAGGGCGGGGATATCGCTTGCCCTGTGCTCGATATTGAAGCTTCCAGAATGAATCCCGAATAGCCGGGTATAAAAATGATATTGGGAATGTATCCTCGACAGTCGATGAAAAGCTGTGCGTTGCAACGCCTTCGTTGTCATCAACCTGATATCCATGCTGAGCAGGAATTTGGAACACTGTACAGATATTGCATATTATATGCTCTTGATGCTCCAAGAACTGCTCATCCCTAGCCAGCCATAGTCCCCACTGAGAAGGATCTAGCATTCCACCTGCTGCAGTGCGAACCCCATCAACATGCCATATGTCTTGATCAAAGTGGGAAACGTTTTCTGTGCTCATCGATACTCTCTTTCCAGTTCTAATACATCCCGCTTCCCTTGCCGTCTTGCGCGTTTACGCATCCACCGTCTCACAAAACGTCTAGAGTTGCGTGTCCTTGGCCCATCCACCCTGTCCTTGATGCTCCATTCCCAACCGATTGGCCTGCCATAGCACCGCATGCGGTTATAGCGGCTGTAATGAGGGCCATAGTAGGCAAGAAACCAATCGTCTGTTTCTTGCTCAACATGCTCTTTCTTCGAGAGCCCATGGTGATAGTGAGGGTTGTGATCGTAGAACTTAAACATGTCATTCATCTCACCGCTCCTCTCCGCATGTACTTCGGCTTCCATGGCATCCCCGGAGGCCTCGCATCGAACCACACCGACTTCCCTGCCTTGTCATTGCTATCCGTGCTGTCGTCGACTGGCGTGGCATTCGGTGCGGTCTCAGTGGGAAGCAATGCAGGATCTGGGACATCGGTGGGGTCCTTGACGAAATCTCCAATCTCGCCGTCGTAGGATAGCCATGGAAGAGGCCCGCTTGCTGTATTGATCCAGAATGTATCCCCCCCGTCAATTCTTTCTGCACCCCGTGCAGCTAATACCTCGTTAAGGGTAATTGACGGCAATCCTGCAAGGCCTTTCTCTGCCATCTCAAGGGACTCTTGCGCATGGATCTGCCGTGCCTGCTCGGAGATCATTGGGAACCGTGCACAGAGGTTCAAGGCAATGAGATCATAACGACTCATTGGCAAGGGCGGGGCAAAGTCTGCAATGAATTCGCCGTTGATATACTGCTCAAAGAGCAGCAAGAGCGGTATGAGCCCTGCATCCTCGGCGTGACCTGCCTGGACTTCAGCGGTCGCTTTGTTGATCTGGAAGGTCATCTGCAACTGTTGTGCGCTGATTTGGAATGCAGCGCAGATCTTGCGCACCATGTATTCCTGGTACTCCAAGAACTGATTTTCCTTGGCTGAGAAGACAAGCGGGAAGAGCTTTGCTGACTCTGGTCCGCCAAACCAGAAGAGCTCTTTCATGCCTGCAATGTCTTTATCGTAGTTCTCTCTGAGCCCATCGAGTTGTTGCTTCGATGCCTTGGGTATTTGAATGGCATTGGGAGGTGGCTTCTGCTCCATCATGCGCAATGCCTGCCGTGTCGCCTCCATGTCTGCCCTGATGGTGTCCATGAGGACCTGGACAGGGCTCAACCCGTAACGGTATGTGGCTGGGTTTAAGAACGGCATGATGACTTCATCATTACGCAGTGGAACTTTCCGTGATGAGCCTGGCTCCTCAAAGATATATCGAGGCTGATCAGGGCTCCCATCCCAATTCGGATAGATCTTGATAGTAGCGGCGTCCTCCCCGTAGAGTGCCACGGGTTTGCGAGATGCTGTCATGTTCTTGCTAATCGCACCACGTCCAAGCACCAGGACATCCTCGAGCGCCGACGATGCCAGCTCTGACCAGTTCTGCCGCAACTCATTGGGCTGGTCAAGGATGAGTTGCAATGCACCCTGCAGGGATTGATCATAGCGTTTTTTGGGATCGATGGGTCCCACGGCAATCTCAGCACTGCCGATCTGCGTGCGACGCTCATTGATGGCAGCGCGTGTCCAGACGTTGTTGTCGGCGTAGTATCTCAGTGTAGAAGCATTGGGTACGCCTTGAGGCTGGTTGCGAGCAAAGGACCATCCACCTGAGCTTGCCTGGGGATAGCTGCCCGTTGGGGCCTCCCTGAGCATCGTGGACTCTCGGAGCATTTCACGGCGTTCGCTGTGCTGAAGCTCTCGGATATATGGCACAAGCTCAGGATGTTGATTGAGCACGGCAATGGCATGGCGAAAGTCAAGGAACTCAGTGGCGTCAGCGCCCGACGATGACCGCACGGCACGCTGCTCTGCCGTGGCCTGTGATCGTTGAAGGCTCACTGACAACTCACGGAAGGCAGAGGAAAGCACGGGGTTCGTTGCCAACTGCTCCCAATCGGACGATGGGACTGGATTAGGTCGGTGCCCGCTCTGCTCCTTGGCTAGAGTGATATTCTTCTTTTTGTGGTTGCGTCTGCTCATGCTCTATATCCTTAGTGGAGAGGTGAGGATTTGCACCTCACATGACCGGAAACGTCATTTGCCGTGTCACGCCGTCCTACGTGTTTCAGAGCTAGCATCTTACTTTGCGTAGTCGTGGATTCGAACCACAAAGCCGGTCTAAGCTGGCGATCTTAGTGTCTACCTTATTCCACCACTCTCCATATCTCATGCTGTATCCTGTATAGCTTTTCTAATCTGCTCTTCCGTGAAACCCATGGCAGATCCTAGCCCCACAATGTCATCACGGACTTGCCGTGCATTCCTATTGACCAAGCCTAGCTCATAGCCATCCACTGGCATTGGTTCCCCACTCCTCGGAGACTTCCCTGAACACACGGCGCGGTCAAAGAAGTCACAGCGGTCATGGTATCGCTTTGCCAATCCCTGCAATGCTTGCTTCTCTGGGGTTGGCTGTCGCCATTCTATGAATAAGTCTTTCATGCTTATCGCGCTCCTTTCGTTGAGAAATCCAAGCGGTACTCACTCACTAGTCCGCATCCCTGTGCAAGAGCGAACCAGAAAATAAGCTCCTGGCTCAATGCATCAACAGGGTAGTCGATGAGCAACCCAAGACTACCATGGATTGCATTGCTATGGTCAATAAGCTCGTATTGCATTAAAAGCAGGTGCACCGTTACTGGATGCCGTGTATTGATAACAAGCTTTCTCACCATGCCCCCTTCAATGCGGTCCTACGAACGCCTTGGCTTCTTCGAAACCCCATTGATGCTTCACTTCACCGTCAGACGCTACTTCTCCATGCTCGTTCACAGACGCGCCGATAAGTTCACTGAGCTTTGCAAAGACGGCACGGCGCTCATTGATGGTCAGTGACTGTCCAAGCAGCGCTTCGAGATTGCTTTGCTGAGCAGGGATGTACGGCCTTGCCATCACTGTCACGCAGAGCTTCTCACGGATAAGCACTGAAGACACATTGACCAGTTCCACGGATTGACCACCGATCTCCGCTGAAAGATCATTGAGTCCCTGTGCTATGGCATCGTCTATGCCTTGCGCTTCATGGCCTTCCACGAAGTTGAGGGTGACAGTGATGTAACGCATTAATCACAATTCTCCCATGTCAATATTGCCTCTTGCCCTGCAAAGTCAGCGAGCATGTGCATGTCCACGAATACCCGCCAATCCAATGCCCTCTCAACCTCTGCCTCTGTTATATCTGGCTTGATCTTCTTTGCAAATTCACGGTAAGACCATACATAACTACTCCCAGGCCTAAAAGGCCATTGAATATCCTTGGCAGCAATGCGTACATGGAGCCACGCCTCCGTGCTCTCTTCGCGTCTCTCCTTGATCACATCGAGAGGCACGTGGTTCATCTTGAGCATGTCATCCACCTTGCACGCTTCATCCCACGTGACTATATCAAAACACCCTGGATGGATAGCCTCTAGACCTGTTTTTACTTGAGGCGATAAAAGCGCAGGATGCGGCAAGAGCACGCCCTCTATCTTGCGATGATCACAACCTGTGCCTCTCACCTGCTGCTCAAAGATAATCCCTGACTCACAAGGCAAAATCAAGGCAGGGTAGGGATAATCACGGAGATCAATGGTTTTCATGCCACCTCCAAGAGTTCAGGGTTCTCATAGATATTGCCTATAACAACCGTTCTCTCACCATTACGCTCTTGGCAATACGGATATGCAGCCCCTTCATTCCCATTAGCAAAATGCAGTAGCCATGTCTCCCCATTAGCCCATGTGCACATACTGTGTACTAATCCCCAAATCACCTTGGCATAGTGTGTTTCGTAAAAGCTGTCAACTTTAACAACATCACCCTCGTATATCTCTTTACCATCTATATCTTTTAAGCCTGTGTACTGCATGACACAATCCAATCTCATCCCATAGCAATCAAAAATGAGACTGTTACTGCCATACTCCATATATTGCTTTTTAATATCCCACGCCCTAAATTTAACCTCTCTATTCATCGTCCAAACCTTCCTGCTAAAATACTTTGCAATATGCGTCCCGTGCTCCTCTGCCGACGCTCAAGGCTTTCTCGTTGCTCCTCATCGAGATCGCTGTATTCGTCATCGTCAAAGCTTCGAGATGCAGGGATGCCGTCGCTAGCCTTGCCGCCCAATGAGCGGACAATGGCAATCTCACCACCCAGGTTCGCGCCGTAGACTGCCATCATCAAAGAGGACACGCAGTCGTCATGGATCTTGACGCCTTCCTCCTGATTGTCAGGGGCTCCGTAGATGATATTCCTGGAAGCAGTGATCTTGTATCCATAGGCCTTGAGCTCCTTGATCATGATGGCAATGTTGGGAAATCTGATCTGGATATGCTCAATTGCCAGCTGCAACCGCTCGACCATCTCTCTCTTGCGTGGATTTGTCCAGACAATGCCCTCCACTGCCAACCCTGATTCCTGGAGACGTTCAAGGATGGCATCGTCTCTCGTTGCGTCCATGACGATCGAGGCCTGGTTGTACTTGAAGGCGAGAGCCAGGACACGGATGATCTGAATGCGATAGTCGGTCTTGTTGTCACGATCAAAGGCAACGATGCGTCCAGTGTTGCAGTCAAGGATCGTAATCACTGAGAAGTCCTGGTGTTTCGCCGGGTCCCACCCGAGAATGTAGGTATGGCCCGGGATCGGGTCCTCTTGATAGGTATTGCCATGGATGATCTTCTTGCGGTTCGTGATGCATCCGTCAACGCGCTTGAAGACCGTCGCTGCATCGGCAAGGAATACGGCGAGGATCTCCTGTGCAAACTTGTCCTCTGGCAGGGTGCGCTTCATCTCCTCGATGTAGGCACGGTCAAGATAGGGGTTGACGTAAGATGAGGCAGAAAAGGACCAATAGTCTTTTTCGAGCGGGTCCTGCCCTTTCATGAAAATATCGTGGAACCAGTCATGGCCTTCAGGGGTACTAATGAAGACCGCAGTGCCATCGGTGTCTGCCAGCATCGGCATCATGACCTCGAACCATGCTCTCGCCTTGATCTCCCTGCATTCATCGATGGTCATTCTGTGAACACCGTCACCACGGAGGTCATCGGGGTTCTTGGCAGAGCGAAACTCGAACTCGGAGGAATAGAGCTTGAACTTGAGGTGCGTATAGTTCGGGCGAGATGTCATCTGATCCCGCAATGCCCGTACAATGGTCTCAAAGGCTATCTCGGCTTGCTTGTATGTCGGTCCCACCCACCAGTTCAAGGACCTGCGACGTTCAACGCCTTCCCTGACATGATCGTTGCAGCATCCAAAGGTTTTGCCAGCTCGACGCCCCCAGCAACACGCACGAAAACGATAGCGACCAGCAGCATCGTGCAGGCGCTTCTGTCCCTTGTGCGGTGAGTAGAGCCCTAGCTTTACCTTGCGTGTCGGTGCTTGCGTCATCGATCTCCCTGAAATGCTATGATCAAAGTGTCAAGAGTTGGTTTCATCGAAAGAATCGCTGTCCTCTTCGTCCTCCCATGGCTCATCATTGCCATCATCGCCGAATTCAACGTCAATCCCTGGGCTCTCCTCGCCTTCCGTTGGTTCCTCATCGATCTCCTCGACTTTGCGGCGCGGGTCGGTGCCTCTACCCCAGAAGGTTTCAACCACCACGTCCATCTCGACCTTGCCGCCATCCTTGCCAGTGATTTCAAGACGTTGCTTGTCGTCGCCTAGGGCTTGCTTCTGCACTTCAACGACAAGCTTGGCATATTGCACGGCTGCGGCATCTCGCATTTTTCCTTCAACGAGGAGCTTATTGATATAAGCGAAGATTTTAATGCGCTCTTCCTTGCCAAGCTGTGCAAGCTCCTCGTTCATCTCCTCGATCTGAGCATCGCGTGCACGGCGCTTCCTCTCTAGTTGCTCAGCATCATACGCCTCGGCCCTCTCCTGCCATCCAAACGTCGTAGACCACGCTTTGAGCCATCGGAGTCCCACCGCGATTCCGTCGATCCTCTCATTGGAGAGCTTCTCAAGGCTACGCTCTGTCCCCATGGCAAGGTAGGCTTCACAGAAGAGCTTTGCCTTCGCCGTTTCCTTCTTTGGTGGATCATTTGCCATTGCTATCTAAGCTCTTCCTTGTAGAGATGTATGGATGTCTAACGTGGGTTTGTTAGCAGTATAGTAGCAGGAAAGAGGAATAGTCAAGACTTGGACAAAAGAAAGGCCTCGCTTGCTCTGATTTCAGCGAGGCCTTTGGATGCATTGATGTGCTCTTCTGCTAGATGGGGACGCCGCGCTGGGGGCGACAATGAAACGCATGGATGAATCGAGGCAATCAATGCTTTGCTATGATGATAGCAGGGGTTGTCAATGCCAACCCTCGAATCCCATTGGAGGCATCCAACCACCCGGAGGCAAGTATCCCTCTTCCCGATGGGGATCATCACCGTAGACACCTTCATCCACGACTTCGATGCCAGGGCGATCATGCTCGTCCCAGACTAGCTGCAACACACCTGCTACGAACAGAACGCCATGACGATCTGCTACGACCTGAGTAGCCACCTGGTCCCGTGCCACCTGCTCTGCCATCTCAGGATCAAGGGCTGCAATGTATTCAGCGAACCGGCGAGGCCCACAGGGATCGTTGATAATAATGCCTGTCACTAAATACAGCTCAAACCCTGCCTGCCTTGCCTGTCTCTGACGTTCCTGGAATGTCAAGGACTCTTCCTCGACTTCAATGACTTCTTCAGTGATATGCTCTTCGTACATTATCTACCCCTTGCTCCACCACTGCGAAATCCTGACGTTGTCCTGCTTACTGTTCGAGATTGAGTTGTAGTCCTGGATTGCGTAGTAGTCCAACTCTGTGATTTCGTTGTGGTTGTCCGTGCGCTTCCACTGGTAAACCCTGCCTGCTTGGATTTGACCTTGGTTGTCACGGTACGCCCACTGTAAGCCTTGCCATCGCTGCCCTTCCACTTGCCGCTGGTGCTGTATCGTGTGATTTCCGTGCGGTGAGTGGTCTCGAATTGGCGGACAACAGTTGTGCGGTAGTAGGTGCGACGTGAGACAGGGATGTAGTGGTCATAATACGATGGGCTATCGTAGTACATGTAGTACATCGCATGCCATGTAACTGGCATAATCATTGGTGTCCAGGTGCGAGGACACAAGCCTGCCTGCTGCAACGCAATGACTTCAGCGGGATCGTAGGCATAGTAGCAGTGCCCGTTTTCGCCGTATGCGCTGGGCGCATAGGACATCGCTGCCGCGTCATCGCAAGCGGTGAGGGCAAAGCAGGATAGAAGAGCGATGAGCAGAATAAGCTTTCTAAACATAAATAACCCCCTAACATAGTGTAGACGGAATGCCTCATTGTTTATCCAAGATGGTCAACGATTCCTCGCTGCTTGTTCAATGACCCATTGCATTCCCTTGCCAAAATCGCCGCTTCCAAGGATTGCCATGGCGTCCAGGAACTTATCATAGCGATCAATGTCTACAAGGAGCGCGGCAGGAATGCCATAGCCTGCTTCCGCTGCTCTCTCTGCTGCGTCCTCAAATTCAGTCTCCTCTTCGTCAGGGACGCGTCCATAGCAGTTGATGGGAACATCGCGTACATAGACAGGTCGTTGCAAGTCACGGATAGTTGCCTTGAGGGCACTGCTTACACGTTGATATATCTCTGATTCGCTATGCTTACTTGCGGGGATGGCATAGAGCTGATCTTCAATCTCTTGAGAGATGCAGTATCCAAACATGAGATGCACACGACTTTGTGGGCGATTATCGGCATAGTCCCCGCCCATGTGAGGACGCACGGCCAGGAACACATTGTCCATCGGCGTCGTGAGCAGGTAGTATACAAGCTCTTTGTGATCATCCCATCCGCTATTGGGATACCCGAAACGCCTGAAGAGATAGGCAAAGAGCTGTCCGCCACGCAGTCCTGGCAAGATCAATGCAGCATCCTTGCCCGTGTCAAAGACACCAATCATGGCACTGACGAGGGCAGGTCCGCATGGCTCGGCTTTTTGTGCGATGAAATTGCTATTCATTGTTTTTCTCCCTATTCTTCGATCTCTCTGCATCAAACCCAGCCGGATACCTTCTTCGCAGATTTTTAACGTTTTGATCAATGACATCTTGGAGAGAAACACCGAGTGCAGCGCAAAGGGCAGTGAGGTACCAAAGGAGATAACTGCATTCCTTGGCTATATCATCTCTATTGAGTAGATGGCAATGGAACAAGTATTTCCTGATCTGCTCGTTAATTTCCCCAACCTCACCAGAAAGACCCATGGCAGTCATGACAAGGGTATCGTTGAGTTCAGTGGTGGCAGTGGTACGTTTTACCTCTTCTTGATAGCGATTGAGCGGGTTGTACTCACTGAGCGCAAAGTTGGCAGTGAGCTCGCCGATGCGTCGATCGGCTTCTCTGTCTGTCTCACTCAGCTCTTCCCACGGCCTGAGCCAGGATGACTTCGGGTTGGGTTGCTCAGCCGCCCATGCAACCCAGGCAAGACGAACAACTTTTCCAAGTGTTTCACGGTCAATCATTGTTTTTCTCCGATCTCATGGGCATCATTGAGTGAGGCCCAGCCTTGTTTGAATGTGTAAAGTGCGAGCTTCACACGCCATGCATGGTCCCGTTTGTGAAACCGTGACGGGTATCCAAGCTTTTGCCGAATGCGGCAGAGGTGGCTTCGCACCGTGCTGCCCTTGATGTGCAGTGAGCAGGCAATGTCATCGTCAGTGAGACCAAGGGCAAGCAATGAGAGGACCTGGATTTCACGGGCAGTGATCACTGAGGCCACTGTCTCTCCTCTTGCTTCAATGTGCCTTGATACAGTCTATGCCAACAAGGATAAGCATAGACACACCTACCTACTTGTCTCTTCTCACGAATTGCCGCTTTGCAGTGAGGGCAAATACCGTTTGCGATGTTTTCTAGATACCTCTGCAGGGACTGCCTAGCTTTCTCCATCTCTTCAGCAACTTCCTCTGGCGTGCGGAATGCAGCTTGAGAGCAGAGATCTGTGCATCCTCTGTCCTTAAAACATGGATAGCTGAGTGGTTCTTCTGATGGACATTTCACATCCTTGTAGACCACGCCGACTCTGCACGTATCGTTCATAAGTCCGTTATAGTGCTTACACCAGTTCTCAAAGCTCATTACTGTCCTTTCACTGCTACCACTGCACTGCATGGTCTGCACTGCATGGTCTGCACTGCATGGTCTGCACTGCATGGTCTGCACTGCATGGTCTGCACTGCATGGTCTGCACTGCATGGTCTGCACGGAACATCTGAGTTGCAGGGAATGGCAGTGAAGTCACTGGTGAATCTTTGAAGTCAGGGAGCACACCGAAGACTCGACGCGTGCCAAGGGAGACAATGCGGTTTTCGATGACACGTACACGGTAGACGGCGTGGGAGCAGAAGGGATCGAGCCAACGGCCTAGGATGTGGACGGTCTCGCCAGGCCGCACGTCGGTGAGCATCTTGATGTTCACCTTATCGCTTCGATACTTGCCGTGCTCCTCAACGGGTGCGACGTAGCCCGTGCGTTTACTGTGCCTCTCGATGCGCTCTTCATCCGTTTTGCATTGGATGCACATTAGTGTGTTTCCTCCCTTCCAAGCGGCGGATTGCCAAGCCTGTTCTGTGCAATCGCGTCATTCTCGATTGCCCAGATGGCACGGCAAACATCATGGAGCGTCCTTGCTTGTCCATGACCTTGCACTGCAACTCTGTGCACACTCATCGCATCATCAACGTTGCCATTGATGAGTCGCTGCGCGTTGTCCAGGAAAACCGGCATTGACAATCGCAGCTGCTCAATGGCTTGCAGTGTTGCAATGCGTTGATGGTCAGTGAGAGGTCCGTGAATGGCAGTGCGATCTGCGACTGCCATGACTACAGGGAGATCATCGGTCATACGTGTCCCTCAAGTTTCTCAGCAGGGACGGCGTAGAAGCTCATGCTAACAAGGCTACCACGCATGTACTGCTCATTCAGGTCTCTCACGTCCTCTTCATGCGCTGGCAGAGAGGCAAATTTGAACATGAGCCTATCCGCATAGATCACAGGGACTTCTCCTTGGCGACACTGAGATTGCAAAGCAGTCAAGGAGATATCACCGGGGGACAACGGTAAACGTCTTCCGATCAATGGGATATCAGTTGGGGGATTATAATATGTTGCCATAATAGTTATTAGCCTTTCTACGCTATTCGACGCTCTGCATAGTTCTTCTTTGCGGTCTCCTTTCAAAATTGCTTACACAATATATGTTGAGATCATTGTACCACTGAGATGATAAAGTGTCAAGAGTCGTTCTTGCTGAAAGACGACAGTCATTGCTATCATGGAGTCTTCAATGAAAATCGGTGCAGCCCGTAGGAAGTCGTTGCCAGCGAAAGGATATCACAGTGTTATTCAGAGGGTCGTCAGGGCATCGCTGTGAGGTTTTTCGTAGGATGGGGTGCCTCTAAAAAATGGAGCATTCTAGCGCGTTATTCTTGAGTGTAGCAGTCAACAATTCGCAGGGCAGAAACCAAAGAGTGTGCACCGATTGCAGTGCACACTCTTTGGTTTCCCTTGGAATTTATCGCCACGCAGAGAATATCACAGCCTTTCAAGGCTTGTCAACGGGCTTTCCTTGTGTAACATCCTTGCCTTTGCGTCGCCTCTCCATGAATAGCCTTGCCTTCGCTGACTCTTCGAAGTCACGTTCATTGATCACGCCGTGAGCCACGGGGACTTCATTGAGCGCCCTGGCACGGTTAGAACTAAAGAACATCGGTCCCTTGAATAGTCGTTGTTTCATCGCTTCCTCCTTGCCTTTCCATGATTATACCATGCTCTTCAGTGACATCCCCTGCTCTCAGTGCAAGACGGGGAGGGCGGGGGGGATGCTACACATACTAATCGTCACAATGCATCGGGCAAAACCTATCACCGGCTTCGATCCAATCCTGGATTGCAATGCCTTCATTGGACTCTCGAAGATAGCAGAGGCTCTCATCGTCATTGATGAGATAATAGATAGCACCGTTCCGAATCCGACCAACGACGCCGCTGTAAACTGCTACTGGCTGCCCCTTGATTTGAATGTGCCCAATCGGAGAACGCGGAGAAGTCTCTTCTTCCCTGCGTATCTCTTGCAGGGTGAGAACATGATAGTACTCATGACCTTTACGAATAACTTCTTTCAACTTCCTCTCACGTACCAAGTCGTCGATCAATTGAGTAAGATCCCCAAAATCAACGACTCTAATGTAGCGGAAAATCTCCCTCTTCGTCGGAGACCTTTTTAAGTTCTCCTCTAACTTTTTCGTCACGCGCAACACTCGACCATACTGCCATTCCATGTCGTCAGGGTCATGCTTGGGCATGCTTCGATTGCGTCGAGTCCTCCCTGACTTCGGTGCCTGGTCAGGGAATACCCTCTGCTCATGTGCCTTGAGAAATTCAATGCCTACCTCCAAGGAAACAATGAATTGACGCAGTTCTACAGGGTCATTCAACGTTGGAAGCAAGGCAGGACCTTGCAGCATTGCCAGGATATCCTGGCTCGTATAAACTGTTGCAGGAGTGCTCACACTCTCCTCTTTCCGGGGTCTCTTGGTAGAGAAAGAGAGACCCCCTTTTTATATTTCTCTTGTCTCTTCTTAGGATATCACCCCTGTCAACACTTTGCAAGGGTGTACATTTCCACGCAAAAGATGCATAGGACAGGATGCAAACTGTTGCAAGTGTTGAAAAAGGCGCTACACCTTGTAAACCCGCTTGCAGAGTGGCTTGAGGATACCGAGTGTAGCGTGTTGCACTGTCGCAATAGAAAAGACTATAAGAGACAGGAGAAAAGAGAAAAGTACCTATTGTATATCTCTTATAGCAGGAAATATCCATACTAATACATCTAATAGTATTAATATACACTTTATACCTCTTATGTACCTTATACATATTACTTAAAGATGTAATGATGATGATATGATGGTATATGTATATATTAGTATGATAGTACTAGTGTATATAGATAAGAGGAGACCTTTACTCTGCATTTTTCTCCTATCTCCCTTCTCCTATTGCCTTTTCTATTGCGACAGTGCAACACTGCTACACTCGGCATCTGAGACTGCACTGCAAGCCATTGCATATGCGTTGCACTTCACTGCTACATCGTTGCTACACTTCGCCTGCCTTGCCTTTCCTTGGGAACAACTATTGACAGCTCATCATGAGCATGCTAACCTTTACCCAGCTTGATTTGCGGTCGATGCTAACTTTTGAACTCTGCTAACAGAGCGATTGGGACCGGGGAAACCCGGTCCCTCTGCGTTTTTACCTCGCAACACTTCGACCTTCACCGTTCTACCCTGCCTTTAAGGTCCTGTTTCAAACAAGAGTCGTGACCATCGACCTTCACCGTTCATCCCCGCCATCCCCGCCTTCACTGCTAATCGCTGCATATCCACGAACACCACGGCTTGCATTGAATGCAATGTGTTGCATCGTAGTGCACTGCAAGTCCTTGAAAACGGTGAAGGATCGGTGAAGGATCGGTGAAGGATCGGTGAAGGATCGGCGCAGTGCGTTGCATATAGTCAATGGCTCTACTCTGCCAATCATTGCAGGTCGTTGCCAGTCGGCGAGGGCTGTGGTAAAGTTGGTGAGAGAAAGTGTCAAGAGTTGTTCTAGTTGAAAGGACCAGTATGAGTATCATTCATTCAAACGGATTTATCACTCTGCCCAATGGAAAGACCTTGCCCTGCACTGACTTCAAGGTTGACATTGAGGAATCGGTGCCACCTGTCAGTGAAGAAGAGCGAAGACAGGTCAATGAAGCACTCAGGAGAACGCGAGGGATGCAAGGAGTACGCATTGACTTTGCGACGAACTACGAGGATGGCGGTGCATACCAGCCGACGGGTCCCGTGGTGGATTCAACGCTGGCAGGGAAAGGCGAGGAAGAGCGATGACCACACTTCGAAACTCCCTGCTTGCAACGACCTGCATTGTCGGCTTTGTGGGAGCCGTGTATTATACGTTGCCAGGGTATGACAAGCTGTTCTTAGGTGGCACGGGACCACAGCCCACGGGGATATTCCTCTGCGCAACACTGTTCCTCATTGGGTTTACCATTGCCGTCATTGTCAGTCCTGGGAAGGCGCAATTCTGCCCACAATGTGGGTGCAACATTGTAAAGAAGCGGGAGCAGTTGAAACAGGCAATGAAAGGCAAGGAGGAGAAGCAATAAGCAAGCAACGAAAACATCAACGACAGAGTGCAACGGCACCAAGGCAGGTCAAGGCACAAGCGACTATGCCTATGAAGAACCTGTGGCGTGCTACCCGATAGAAATGGAGATAGAATGACTAAAACAATTATTTGGTATCAGACGCCCAACGAAACCTTCGAAGAGCGCGTCAAGCGCATCAATGAAACCCTTCATCGCATTTTCTTTGACAGCAGTGACGACGTGTGCCCTGTGAGCTTCCCACTTCAAAAAGAGGACAGATCTATCTGTACTGTATGCGGTGCAGAGGGTCGATACTGGCTCTCACTCAAGCACAACGCGCCGCGCTTCCTGCAATCACTGGATGCAATGCAGCTCATTGTAACGTCAAGGAAGCTCTTGGAAGTCAAGGAAGCTCTTGGAAGTCAAAGAAACATTCCTTGCATGGGCATTCAGAAGTCCATATGAGTGCAGTGTCCTTGTACGTCATGAACCCCATGCTTGAAAGCAGGGGCTTGTTCCTAGCCCGCAAGAGCCGAAACAATAGGCACCATGACTTGTGCCCTAGAGATATTCACAGCAGCGTTAAAGTCTGCGAGTGCAGCATACCCACATGCCTTACAGACAAATTCAGCTTGACTCCTGCGATTGGCTTTCTCGCAATGCTGACATACAGCACACGTGCGAGAGGTGTTCCTTGGATCAACCGTATGCAACGGGACACCTGCAAGAGCAGCTTTGTATGAGAGGAAGAAACGGAGTTGATTAAAAGACCAACTGCTATGGCGATTGCGCTGCGAGCGTCTAACCGTGCTATCGGTACGTTTCCGAATGTGCCTAAGCTCTTCAATCGCTATAGCCTGCCTATGTGTCTTGGCCTTTTGAACAATCCGCTTGGAGATGACATGGTTAGTGTTGCGCTTGAAACGAGCCTCTTTACCAGAAAGCTTTTTGAGATGTCTTTTTGCCGACTTGGTACCTCGTTTTTGAAGTCGCTGACGAAGGGAGTGCATTCGCTGTCTGTTTTTCTCGACAGCTTCTCCGCTGAATGTTTCCCCTTCCGAGTCTGTGGCAAGGTTCACTATGCCAAGGTCGACTCCGAGCGTACCACCTTCCGGTTCATCGGGGGTTGGAGCGGGAACGTCAAGAGTCACTGCGAGGTAGAAGGTCCCTTGGCGATAGAGCAAATCGGCTTGCCCTTTGATCGAGTCCATACGGGACTGTTGATAGCCTCCGATACGGAAGGGGACAATGACACGCCCTTGCAGGGTCAAGAGGGAGACTTCATTCAATCCTTTGAATGCCATCAGGCGTTCATCGTAGGTTATAGCCCCTTCAGATCTGAAGGATGGTTTGATGCTCCTATCCCGCTTGTAGTTATCGACTACCTTGCTGATAGCCCTGATAGCCATTTGAGACGACAAATTGAAGCGTTTGCGGATATCGCCATAGACAATCTTCT